GAAAATGTTTCTACACCGTTAGGTCTTTTAGTGCCATGACCAGTACCACAACCTGAAAATGTTTCTACACCGTTAGGTCTTTTAGTGCCATGACCAGTACCACAACCTGAAAATGTTTCTACATTTTTACATTTTTCATCACCAATATAATATTTATCAGGTTCATTAAAAAATTTATTATCAAACCATTCAATTTTATCAGTTATACCATCACCACATAAATAGTCATTAATTCTTCTGTCATATTCTTGTCTAAATTCATCATATAATTCTAAGCATTTTGTTGAATTTTTATGTTTCTTAATCATATCAATTACAAATTGTATTGTTATGACACTTATTGTAACACTACCGCAACTTCCTGTAACAAGTGCTATTTCTTTTTTACCTGTTTTACCGTATCTCTGTGCATAATTTTCAGGAACTAATATTTGTTCAATATTAATTGTTTCAGAAGCGTATTTTAATGGTCCAAATAATTTTTCAGGTACATTAATATATTTACCTACAATTACAAATACAGGAGCAGGATGAGGGTGATATTTCATTCCAGAATGATTATATAATTTAATATAATCACATCCTCCATATTTTCCAAAATCATTAAAGTTTTCTCTTGGACTCATCCAAGTGGCACTATTCATTTTATTCCCTCCATCTATTTCTAAATATGTGGGATCACCTATTACTTTAACAAGATCAAAATATTTCTCTTTTATATTTTTATTTGTAATAATGATTTTATTAGTATTTTTTTTATTTACTATATCTAAATTTACTGAAAATCGTGAAATTAAACAAACTAAACAAATAATTAAAAAAATTTTTAATTTATCCATTTTAATAATATTAGTATATATTTTTTTTTATTTTATTAATTTTCAATATTTTTATAAAACTGATCTACTTCATTCTCGAGTCTCAAGTGTGCTTTTTCAGATATTGATACTGTTAAATTTGGAGAATCATCCAATTCATTATTATCGGAAGATTTATTGGAGTTGTTTTCACTAATATATGAATTATTTGATTCTGATTTAATATTATTTTTATAGTTTTTATTTTCTGTAGTATTGAAAATATTTTTTCTTAAATTTAAGTTTGCCAATTCATCGTCAAGCTCCCTATTATTATTACTTTCCTTTTTAATTGTTTCATCTTTATTTTGTAATATAAATTCTTTATTATTTTCTAAAAATAATTTTATATCCTTGGGATATAATCTTGAATCATCACGTACACATACTCGCATATCATCTGAAATTGTATTTATTACTGTATTATTATTTATATTAAAATAAGGGTCATTTGCATGTAACATTACATCTAAAAATTTTAATCCTTTAATATTATATTTAGATCCCCACCAATATATTAATGACAATCTAAGTAATGTTATTGGTAAAACACATATATCAAAAATTAATAAGAATATATTTTCCATATTTTTATATTATATGTATTACTTTTTTTTTATATTTGATAAACGTAATAATATTTAAATAATATGTAATTAATATTATATTATATTTTTACTATATTTATAATCATATGTCATCAAAAAAAAATAAAAAAAATAATAAAAAATCATTTAGCATAACACATGAATATATTGAATATCATAATAAGCACGCTAAAAAATATGGGAATGAATTTTCTCTTGTTTTAATGCAAGTGGGTTCTTTTTATGAGGCATATTCAACAAATGACGAAGGACCTGATTTATTTGCAATATCTGATTTATTGGATATTATAAAAACAGTAAAAGATAAAAAAAATCCAAAAATAGATATTTCAAATCCTCATATGTTAGGATTTCCTATAGTTGCTATTGAGAAATTTTTACCAATTTTAATTAATAATAATTATACTATTATGATTATAGATCAGGTAACTCCACCACCAAAACCAGAAAGAAAAATAACAGGAATATATTCTAAAGGTAATTATCTATCTACAAGTTATACATCAGATTCAAACTATACAATTTGTGTTTATATTGAAGAAATACCACAAAAAAAAACAAAACCATTATTATGTATTGGAATGTCTGCTATTGATTTGACAACAGGAAAAACAATAGTAAATGAAGAAATTTCACATATTAATGATAATAAATTAGCATTAGATGAATGTAATAGATTTATTACTTCATATAATCCAAAAGAAATTATAATTTATGTTAATAATCTTAAAAGTTATAAAAAAGAATTTATAATTGATTATTTAGAATTATCAAATAAATTTTTTCACTATAGAGATAATATTGAGCAAATAAAATATTTTTTAAAGAATAAAGTTAAAATTGAAATTTTAAATAATGTTTATTTGAACAAAAACTCAATAATATCTATTATTGAAACATTAAATTTGGAAAAAATGATTTATGGAAGCGTATCATTTGTAATGTTAATAGATTTTTATGCAGATCATGAGAAAAATATTGTTAATAATTTATTGGAACCAGTAATTATGGAAAATAATAAAAGAGTTATTTTAGGAAATAATGCAGCTTGCCAATTAAATATTATTAAAAGTGATATATACGAATCTCAAACAAAAATTAAATCTTTAATGGATATTGTTAATAAAGGATCAACATTCATGGGAAAAAGATTTATTACTAATGTTTTATTATCTCCTTATGTAGATAGTACAAAGCTAAATAATATTTATAATATTTCACAAGATCTAATTATTGATGACAAATGGGAAAAACTTAATGAATTTTTAATTAACATTAAAGATATTGAAAGATTAGAAAGAAAAATTGGATTATTAACAATACACCCAATTGAACTTTATTCTTATATTGAATCATTTGATCATATTAAGAATTTATTTACACACATTATTGATAATTTTAAAGAAATAAATACGTTCAAAGGAATTATTAAACAAAATGTAAAAATGAAAAAAGAAATAAATAAAATTCAAAAATATTTTCAAAAGATATTTAATTATGAAAAATTAAAATGTTCTAATTTAAAAGAACTTTCTACGAGTTTCTTTAATGAAGGAGTTTATCCAGAAATTGATAAAATTCAACAAGAATTGGACAATGGTTATCAAATAATGGATAAATTATGTATAGTTTTATCCAATTATATTAATGAAAATAATACTAAATCACAGAAAGATGTTAAAATACAATTAAAACATAATTCAAATGATAAATATTATTTATATTTAACAAAACTTCGAGGAGAAATGTTACAAAAAATATTAGAGAAACAAAAAATTAAAAATTTAACAATTGAAAATAATATAATTAAAATAAGTGAATTGAAATTTTCATATTTAAAAGATAGTTGCAAAATAACAATACCTTTTTTAAAAAATCACACAGATGATATAAATTTATATAATTTACATTTACAAAACCTTGTTATAAATAGATACAAAGAAGTTTTAACACATGTATATACATCTCATAATATTATTCTAAAAGAGATAACTAATAATATTGTACTTTTAGATTATTATAAAACAATTGCTCAAGTTGCTGTTACATATAATTATACAAAACCATGTATAAAAAAGAAAGAATATGGATACTTAAAGTCTAAAAATTTAAGACATGCTATCGTAGAACAAATAATTGATCATGAATATATTCCTCACAATATCGAAATTGGTAAAAATATTAAAGGAATGTTAATATATGGACTAAATAGTGCTGGTAAATCTGTTTTAATGAAAGCAGTAGGTATATCTATTATTTTAGCTCAAGCTGGATTTTATGTACCTGCAGAAGAATATTCATATTCTCCATATGAATCATTGTATACAAGAATTACTGGTAATGATAATATTTTTAAAGGTTTATCATCTTATTCTTTAGAAATGGTAGAACTTAATTCTATTTTAAAAAGAACTACTGATAAAACATTAGTTTTAGGTGATGAGGTTTGTAGAGGAACAGAACATATTTCAGGTAATGCAATTGTTGCAACTACATTAATTAATTTATCAAATAAAAAATCTTCTTTTATTTTTGCAACTCATTTACACGATATTGTTAATATTGATGAGATAAAAGAAAAAGATGATATTAAAGCTTTTCATTTAAGTGTATCATATGATAAAAATACTGAAGAATTAGTATACGATAGAATTCTTAAGGAAGGATCTGGAGAACAAATTTACGGTATAATTGTTGCAAAAAGTATTATTCATGATAATGAATTTATAAATAAAGCAATAGAAATTAAAAATAGATTATTAGATACAAATAATGGATTTTTGGGTAATAAAACATCAAATTACAATAAAGAAAAATTAGTTTATAAATGTGAAATTTGCGGTGAAAATAGAAAACAATCATTTTCAAATTTAGAATCACACCATATTAATTTTCAAAAAGATTTTGATAAAAATAATTTTCATAAAACTAAAAAACATATTAAAAAACATGCAAAATATAATTTAATTGTTGTGTGTGAAAAATGCCATAATAATATTCATAATGAAGTGATAAATATTGATGGTATAAAAATGACAAATAAAGGAAAAAAAATTATTTTAAAATAATTTTCATATAAAGCTAAAAAAATATATATTTTATTATTAACATATGGTACTTTATAATAAAATATTATTTTCATTTATTCCAATTAATATTATATTATGTTTATCAAAATTATATATTATTGGAAATAATCCAAAGCTATGTATTGAAAATGATTCATGTGAACAAATTAATTCATATATTGTTATATCTTTACTATGTGATATATTTTTTTGTATTTCATTATGTTTTTATTTAGGGTGGATACATAGATGTAATTTAATTTATAGTAGAAAAATATTGTGCTATACTTATTTATTACCAATTATTAGTTATTTATGGTTTATATTTTTATTTAGCTCAGAATATAATTTTGTAATTAAGATAAATGAATTTTATTATTTATACATATTTCAATCTATAATACTAGCATACTATATTTTTTCTCATATAATTTGCATTTTTGAGTCTAAAATTAAAAATATTTATTATACCTTTAAAACTAGGAAAGAAATGATTAATATTAAACCAAGTGATGAAAATAATAAAAATAATATCGATTTAGAAAAAAATATATTTATACACGAAGATACAGGTTATGCAGATTTATAATAAATTTAAAAATTTTATATATAATGGATAAATCAAAATCTGTTTATGATATTGTATGTGAACCACCAAATCACAAATCAGTTTATGATATTGTATGTGAACCACCAAATTACAAATCAGTTTATGATATTGTATGTGAGCCTCCTGAACCTAGTCCTAAATTTGTAGATGATATTGATTGTGAATCATATAATGAGATATTTAATAGATGTAAAAAATGTAAAAATGAATACATGTTATTAACAAAAAAAGATAATAATATATGTTATAATTGCAAAAATAAAAAAAAATGTTATAATTGTTTTAATTGTATTATTTCATAATTTTTAAATTCAAGTTATATTGATATTTCTTAATTTTATTTTTTTATCTTTAATCTCTTCAGAACTATATTTTATTTTAATTATAGATTTAAGATTATTATTATTAGTATAATCTTCAATTAATTTATAAATTTTTTCTATTTTTTCTCTACATACTTCTAATGAATCTTCTTTTAAAATTATTTTATATAAAGGTGGGCCAATATAATTTACTTTAAAAGAATTATTACATAAAATATCAATAATATTTTTTAAATGGACTAGAGAATTATCTGATAAAATTAAAATTTCAAAATCTATGCAATATATAATATTTGTAAAAATTAATCTACTATTTACAAACTTTATTAAATCCAAAATACTTTCACTATTATCGAATTTAACTATTAAATCATTAATATTTTCTAAAAAAATAGAAAATTCATTGTCTATTATTTCTTTTTCAATATAAATTGAAATTATTTTTTGAAATAAAGTTTCTAAATTTTCTTTTTTACTGTAAAATTCATATTCTTCAATTAATTTTTTTATTTGTGAAAAGAAAAAATATCTTTTTTTATATTTATATTCTTCATCTTTATCAATTATTGGAATTAAATTTGGAATATTATTATTAATATC